CGCCCGGATACAGCCACCGCCATACTAGATGTGGAACCCTGCTCCGGTCCGTAATCAATAATCACCTGAACCTTTCTCGCTGACCGGTGGTTAATCTTAAAGAAAGCACCTTTTACATCCTCTGCCATATTCCGAATAGCAAATTCAATCTTCTTATCAAAAATCTCCGTCGCATCCTGCACCTTATGAGCAATAACAATCGCCTCCTTATTCGGGTTAAATAAAATACTATCCAAACAAAACAAATCAATAAAGGTAGTGAAACCTAATTGACGACTTTTCAGAATCACGTGCCTGTGATAAGGATGTGGAATGTTTAAATAGTTATCGTAGAAATGTCGTTGAGCCCGGTTCATTTTAAAGACCTGTTTATCTCCATCCTTAGTAACAATAAAATATAAATTACACAATCTCCAATGCTGGTCTTTAATAAGATTAGGATTATCAGTAAGTTCTTGAACTATATCATCATTATGTTGTTTCTGATTCTCCATTCTTTTTATTTTCAAGTTGTTTAAAACCCAATTCCGCTAGAGCTAGAAGTTGTTCTTCTCTATCCTTGTAATACTTCCTTTGAGCTCGAACCTGTTGCAATTGCTTGTAAATAACAAAAATAGAAGACGGTTCAGTGGGAGCTTTAATCACCTTGAACCTATCATCCTTATTTGTATCTTCGAATCTTCTGTGAAATTGTTTGAGTTTCATAAAATTAATCTATTAATTACTGGGAACCGAATCCCAGTGTATCAAGAGACTATTTCCAAGTCAAAGCTTTTACTGCCCACATTTGAGCTGTTTGAGCTTGCTTAATTGCTTCTGTAAGTAAATTAGCTTTATGACTTAATACATTATTTTCTGTATAAGTCGGTTCTTTACTTCTCAAATCATTAAGTAAATCAATAATGTCTGCATAATGATGTTTAATTAAATCTACTTCTTCTAATCCACTAGGATTAAAAGTTAAACCTACTGCCTTTTGACCATAAGTCAATACTTTTTCCTTTAATGGTTTTTCTTCACCACCAATTTGTTGTTCTCCCGAGTCATTTCCTTCTACCATACATTTATTTTAATTAATTAAATTTTTAAAAATCCATTGGGTCTTCTACATTACCAACTTTACCCACCCCAGATGGGGTCAGCTCCACATCCGGAGTAGGTGAAACTGGCAATGTTTCTTTATCAGCAACCTGCAAATTCTGATTCTCAACCTGCTGCAAAATAACAGTCCGCAACTTATTCCCGGAGGGGTTATCTTCCTTTTCCTTAGGAATAGCATTAAACTTAGACCAAGCATTACCAATAGCATTAAGTGCACCAACAAGTTCTTTATTAGTGAAGTCGTGGAACCCCCTCGCTTTGAACTCGTGCATAGCAGCCAGTGCTAAATTATTAGAATCCACAGCTAAAGCAGCCATAGCATTATGGAAGCCAGGTTTATTCTCAATGTGAGATGAAATGGAATTAGCAACCGCCGGTGAATAACCAACATCTAAAGCAATCTGTTTCTTGTTAATCCCCGTAGCACCCAAGATTCCTTTTGCATATGCTAATTGTTTCATAGATGATTCTCTTTGTCTGTGATATGCCATAGTTTTATTATAAACGAATGTAGTTACGATGTCAAAGCTTGGGTGCTATATTATTTAACAATATCACTAGGTAACCCGTCCGGAGTTAAGTAAATTTCTTTTACATCTGGGTTATCCATCCTTGGATATTCCTCTCCCATACGAACAGAAAATTTACCTTCAGCTACCATTTTTTTTCTCCATTCCCAATCTTTAAGCCTATCTTCCTCTGTTTGTGGTTTGGATTTCTTTTTTTCTATCTCATCTATAATTTTCAAATTTAAAAATTTAGATAGTATTCTATTTACTGCCCTTGATTTTGAAATACATTCAGCATTAGCATAAGCAGTCAATTTGAACAACACTTCCTTATCCATTGTGTAACTTTGATTTTTTGTAGCCATATTATTATATTAGTTTATTATACTATTATAATACACCCTATACAAAAATAAGTCAAATACCTAAAATAAAATTGTTATGTTGTTTTTAAATGACCTATACAAGGGAAACCAACCTAACGACATAAGAAATGGAAAAGAAGTTTTATATAGCATTATTATATTATAATATAATATTGATTACTAATACTATTTTTCTTACTTTTAGGGGGGTTATGTTGGTTTATAGTACTTTAGACTATGGATAAAGAGATACAAAACCAACATAACAATTTCTTTATGTTGGTCTTATGTTGGTTTTTTTTTAAGAAATCACTATACAAGCCCAGAAGTGACCAACATAAGTATTATAGTTATGTTATACAAATGTGTCAAGCTGTGTTATAATATATGTTTTTTAGTGAAAAATTTAAAATATATTTTTTTGAAAACTTTTTTAGGGCAAAAGCTTGGGATGAGGTTTTTAAACTATACAGTAACTATACAGTAGAATGTTTTGTTACACTGAAAGGGATAGAGGTTGTTTTTAAAGTTTATGAAGGGGGGTGTGTTGAAAGGGGTGACCCCGTCAACCTTGTCCCTACTATAATAATTTCATTGTTAATTGATTAATTAAAATACAAACAGCTTGAAGGTGTACCCTTCGGGTACTCTTATTAGTTTATAAATACAATTCACCTTTAAGGTGTACCCTATCGGGTACCTATTAGGGAGCCGGGGAGCTTGACAATATGCCTATTATATGTTTATACATAAAGGAGAGCCAGGAGACCCGGGAGCCAGGAAGCACGGGAGATTTGAAGATTTAGAAAATATAAAACCCCACCCCCGCACCATATCGGAAGCAATACCCCCGCCCCCCGTAGCACCCAAGCCCCAGACAGCCCGAGCAGTTCCGGGAGTAGTTCCCGGAGTAAAAAGCCCTTGACAAGTTTGACACATTTGATATAATTAATACAGATTAAACAATAAATTAAAAGCCTATGAACAAGAGAAAAAGAAAGCAACTAGCCCGGAGCATTGCCCCGGCAATTAATAAACTAATTAAGAAACTAATAAAAACAATATGTTAGATTACAAAAAGATTATAGAAGAAAACAGCGGAGATTTTAACGACGGGGAGAATTTGGAGGATTTCATTAACTGTTACCTTATCGGAGAAAGTTCCGAGCTTGACGACCTTGACGATAATTTATCTGAATATGCTGACGGACTTGTACCGGTATATTATAATGAGATTATCAAAGAGTGGACTGAAAACACTGACGCCCGAGGATTGACCCAGGAGATACAGGGAGAAACTGACGGAGATGTTTACGGAATAATGACGAGTGACTTATTCTTTTACTACGAGCAACAGTTACGGGAAGACCTGGAGAAGTTAAAAGAATTAATTGAAGACCAGGATGAGGAAGAAGAAGCAAAACAATGATAGTCCAAAACAGCCCGGCTGGAAGTATTACAACCAGTCGGGAGATACCGGATAGGATGAAATTTCCGGAGATGAATAATAGTGTTTAAAATAATAGAATTTAATAAATAATAATAATAATATGTATCTAAACAACAAGCATTTTAAGAATGTTTTGAGACTTCAAAACATTAAGCCGGAAGAATTTGACAAGTTCGAGCGGTTGAGTAGTAAAGCGGTGCTGTTTTCTACCGGTAGCCGTGTATTAATAGTCTATGTTAATACAATAGTTTTCATCCGGAATAATAACATAATACAATTGAACACGGACGGCTGGAAAACAATGACCACCAAAAAATGGATTAATTACGGATTAAGTTGTTTCACTGGTAATGATATAACCTTATATCAAAAGAAATATGTTTGGTATATAGTACAAAACGACGACGAGCCGGAAGAGTACCGAGACAATATGAAAATACAGTTAGAGGATTAGTTACTAGACCCCTGGATTGATTATCAATCCCCGGGCTTAATAATTAAATAAAAAATGTATGAGATTAGGAAGTTGGACAACCCTTGATACCCCGCTAAAACAAAAAGCGGAAGCCTTGAAGTTCCTGGAGGACGAGTTCGGGAAAATAGAGGGAGAAGTTTTTGAAAGGATAAACCAGCACGACCTGGGAGAATATCCAAGTTTTGAGATTGATTATCCTTATGGGAA